GGTCTTGGGCCGTATCAACCATCAATAAGGTGGTGAACGACTCTCTAGAGAGAGCGGAATGCGATGAAAGATTAAAACCCAAAGAACGTTTGCAAAGATCATTAGAGATCGAAAAAGCGTGGCAGCGGATTTTACAGGGCTAACCCTAGAGGCCCTCTCATTTATGCTCGCAGGGGCATTTTTGGGATTTATGTTCCGGGGTGCGTATTTGATCGTTCAAGACAAAGAACGAGAGTTTCATAGACGCAAAAAATTAAGAGAGGAAAACCATGAAAGCACTACTAACCATAGATGAAGTCTGCGAAATCGCAGGCGTTTCCAAGCCAACCGTGTACCGAAAAGTAAAACTGGGCGAGTTCCCAGCACCCACCAAAGTACCAACAACCGCGACCCGCGGTCCAAAGCTCGTTAATCGCTGGGTAAAAGGCACCGTCCTTGAACACGTGAAAGCACATAGCGCAGCAAAAGCCGCAGCCAATCCCCCGGTAGAAGATACCGACGAACACTGGTATGAATACGCATCCCCCGTCAGAACACCATGGACCGAAGAACATAAGTATTCGATCATGGCAGTTGTGGGCGGATTGCTTTCTGGACTAGCCGTCTGGCTATTTAAGTAGCTGGTGACCCACCCCCCTGACGTTAAGGGGATGCAGGCAGGAAGCCTGCGAGAGGTGCCATAGAGGGTGGGCCGATGATTATTATCCTACATTCGCGGCTCACGGTACATAATTAACGGGGTTTCTGTATATATAGAGATATAAATAGAAATAAATATTTTTTGAAAAAATAGCCGTAACCGGTGTAACCGTGTAACCAGAGCAGTTAAACCCTTGTTATATATAGAGATATAAGGTTACATAATTAGAAAACAAATAAGTAACCGTACTAAAGTTTATGTAACCAAAAGCGCAAGATTGCGTATAGGGCTTCAAAAAGATTTTTCATTTAATTTTATTTTCTTGTCTATATATACTAAAGCGGGCTAAGTTGTGGCAAACTATCGGTTAATAACTGGAGAATTAAAATGCCGACATCTAAGTCATCCCCACCTGCTGTAAAGAAAAAAGCGGGAAGGCCCAGAGCAACCAAAGCACAACCACTGACCCGCAAGCAGGAACTGTTTGTTAAAGAACTGGTTTCTAAAGATGGGCAAATTACAATGAGGGAAGCCGCGGTCAATGCGGGTTACCCTGTAAGCTCCGCTCACACTAGAGCGTATGAGCTAACCAACCCGAATATTAGTCCCCATGTTGTTCACGCGATCCAAGCTTATCGTGCCGAACTGGATGAAAAGTTTGGAGTCAACTACCAACGCCATTTGCGAGACCTGCAAACCATTCGCGATATGGCTTTAACCAACGGCGCATATAGTGCAGCCGTACAAGCCGAATATAGACGCGGGCAAGCGCAAGGCGACATCTATGTTAGTAAGAGTGAAATAAGAACAGGCAGCATCGACAGTATGAGTAAAGATGAAGTCTTGAAAGCACTCAAGGAGATAAAACAAAGCTATGCCCCGATCACTATCGACGTTACTCCCGAAGGAGAGAGCAATCCCCAAAACCGCGACAAAGCGAGAGGCCGACTTTTGGAGGCAGATGAAGACGGGGATGGAGAAAACCGGACGCAACATTAAAGCAACCCGGTTAGAAACGTGGGCAATGCCCGGAGTGCCGGACGTAGTTTTGTTAGATGAGTTTGGCAATTTCCACTTTGTAGAATTGAAAGCAACCGCAGGCAATGCGGTGGATTTACGACCCCATCAAGTTGCATGGCTAACTAATCATGGGCACGGCAGTGTTTGGGTCATGGTTAAAAAGCACAAAACCAAAAACCAACCAGAACAATTGTTTTTGTTTAAAGGCGCGGATGCGGTAGATTTAAAAATGGAAGGTTTAAAGGTGAAGCCCTATCATCATGTGGCGGGCAAAGTAGACTGGACCGAAGTTTTTACCTTGATTTGTCCCACAAGATCGCATACAATCCCATAGTCAACAACCCTATGGAGGAACCGACATGTTTATATTGCGTTTTATCAGTCGTTTGATTTACGGATCGGAAGCGATAGAAAATTTTGAAAAAAAACAACGCCGACCAAAACCACAACGCCGACCGCAGCAGCGTGTTAAACGTAGGCGCACATAAAAAAGAAAAAAATTAAACCCGGTTGACGCCGGGTTTTTTATTGGGTAAAGTATGCGATAAATCTTATATCAACTATGGGGGCAACCATGTTAAAGACAGTAGAAATCAGTAGAGCAGAAAAAACTAAAGGCATCGCCGTGACTTATCGCGCTGGCGATGGGGAAAAATATGCGACCTGCCCAGCGGCTTGCAAAATGAATTGCAGCGGTAAAGGTTCAAACAAAATTGACGCCGATTATTTGGACGCGCTATTGGATGCGGTCCCGACTAAAGGCCAATCGTTTACCTACTCGCATTTTGATCCGAACGTTTATGGGTGGGGCAAAAAATTGCGCAAGGGTAAAACTGTAATTAATTTTAGCGCCGATACTTTGGGCGCTGCGTCCGCGTCAATTTATAATGGCGTCCCGTCGGTTTGCGTGGTCCCGGATAAATTCTGGCAAGGTAAAAAATCTGGCGATGCGCCATTCAATAAAAAGATTGTGCGATGCCCAGCAGAATATCGCGACGGGTTTAGCTGCCGCGATTGTGGAAACGGCGATCCATTGTGCGCACGTTTGGACCGGGATTTTATTATTGGTTTTACTGCGCACGGTGCTGCCAAGAATAAAGCCGCCGATCGAGATACCCGCGGCGGATGTTATGCCGATGGCGGAAACGTCAGACTGCATTGGGTAGCGACTAGCAACCACGCCCAGCCCGATGAAACCGACGGCGAAAAGCTTAAAAGGTTCGCTAAGTCTTTACCGCCGCGCAGTATTATCCGCCATCACGTCGCCGGGGATATTGGAGCGGAATAACTTTTTAAAATATTAGCTTGCACCATATACAATTTTATGGGATATTATGGGGGACGGGAGCAATTCCGCCCCCGTTTTTGTTTTTACGGAGAACATAATATGACTTATACAACTAACGCATTCGCGCATGGCATTGGCAATTCTGCTGTTTCATCACAATGGTTTAGCCGCCCGGACGATCAAAAGTTTTTGACGCTCGACAATATGCTTTCGTTTAAAAAGAACGATGCGCAACGCATGACAAGCCGAACGGTTGACACCCACAAAATTCAGATTGTTGGCGAGTTCGACGAAGCAAACCCAAGCCGCGGCGATTTGAGAATCGAATATGCCGACGATAATAACCGGGACCACGTTAACACCCCTACCAATTGGAGTTTTGGCCAATTGTCCCAGCTATCGGGAGCGCCTGCCGGGTATCTTAAAGACTTGCCCGCACCATTGGCGGCGGACTGTATCCAATGGGGTTTGCGCTATAACCGTGGCCGCGAACTGGTCAAGGTATACGGAAGCCAAGCCGACGGCGGCGACCTACGTGCGGCGACTGGTCCAGACTATGGCCGCATTTTTGACTGGGAAATATTAGAACCCGTCAAGCAATTGGTTGACGCATCCGGCGGACGTTGGAAGGTGCCCGGCATGATGACGGGAAGCCGCGACGGTTTAGCCGTTTACGATCCCGACGTGCCCGTGACAATGGAAACGACCACATTGTTTGCCAGTGATCGCGACGTTTTCGTTTTCTTGGTGGATGATCGCAACCCTATCGAAGTGGGCAAGCTGCCGAACGGCGAGCCCGATTTAATGTTTCGCGGGTTTTACGCTTGGAACAGTGAAACCGGTAGCAAAACGGCAGGCATTGCCGCCATGTATCTGCGCGGCGTTTGTATGAATCGAAACCTTTGGGGCGTTGAAAACTTTCAGGAAATTAAAATCCGCCATACTAAATTCGCGCCGGATCGTTTCGCGATGGAAGCCCGCCCAGCATTGGAAAGCTTTGCACATGGATCAACCGCGACATTCGTTGAAGGCGTCCAAGCCGCGAAAGCCGCCAAGATTGCGCACGATGATGAAAGCCGCTTG